CCATCACGTTCAAGGAGACGCGGCAGGCCCACGTCCTTTGCTACGGCAACGGCTATGCGGAGATCCAGCGGGACGGCGGGGGACGGCCCGTGGCCCTGTGGCCGCTGCTGCCGGACAAAACTACGCGGAAGATGACGCCGAAAGGCACACCCTATTACGAGGTCCGCACCCCCGACAATCAGACCGTGACCCTGGCCGACGAGAATGTCCTGCACGTCAAGGGGCTGGGGTTCGATGGCTACACCGGCTATGACGTAGTCACGTTCCACCGCGAGGCCCTGGGCTACGGCATGGCAGTCAAGGAGTTCGGCTCGCGGTTCTTCAGCAACGGCGCCAGCCCGGGCGGCGTGCTGGAGCACCCGAACACTCTCGGCAAGCCAGCCCTGGAACACCTCAAAGAGTCATGGAACGCGCAGCATCAGGGCCTGAGCAATGCCCACCGGCTGCAAATCCTCGAAGAGGGTATGAAGTTCCACGAGACAGGCGTGGACCCCAAGAAGGCGCAGGCCCTGGAGGTCCAGAAATGGACCGTGGATGATTGCAGCCGCATTTTTCAGATCCCGCCGCACAAGTTGGGCTCGATGGAGTTCAGCAAGTACAACAACGTCGAGCAGCTCAACATCGACTTTTACTGCACGACGATGCTCTACTGGTTCTGCAAGTGGGAGCAGGAGGTCGATTACAAACTGTTCATGCCGAGCGAGCGCGGGCGCATCTTCGCCGAGATTATCGCTGATGCCGTGCTGCGGGGCAACATCAAGGACCGCTATGAGGCCTACGGGATCGGCCGCCAGTGGGGCTTCCTCAACATCAATGACATCCACGCCAAGGAGAACATGAACCCCATCGGCCCGGCCGGCGACGTATACCTCGACCCGCTGAACATGGTCCCCGCCGGCACGCTGCCGAAGAACCCTAGCACCAATGGCGCCGCCGATGATGATGCAAACAAGGGCCGCAGTGACGCCGTCTACCAGGCGCACCGGGTCCTGCTGGCGGGTCAGTGGCGGCGGATCATCACCAAGCAGAACAATGCGAACGGCCAGCGCGAGAGCGCCCAGTGGTGGGAGAACCACCGGACATGGGCGGGGACGCTCCTGCTGGATGGGGCGGTCGCCTATGCCGCCGTGCAGGGCATGAACCGCGACTCTGCCTCTGCTGCCGTGCGCGGGCTTATCGGGGGTGAGATCGCTACAGGCGTCACACTAAAAGAGCAGGATGCAGAGTGGCTTGCAGAGAAACTTATGCAAGAGATTGGGGGCAATCATGCCATACCCTAACTTTCACGCCTGCCGGCTTCGCAATCCCGACGACTTCAAGGACGGTTCCTTCAGGACTGTCGGCCGGGACCACAAGGGCAAAAAGTACAACGTCATTATGGGCAAACTCAAGGGCGACGATGCCATGACGGAGCAGGCATATCGCTATGCCAAGGACGTGTGGGCTGCGGAGGACGCCCGCGACCACTGCAAGGATCACGGCGGCAGCTTCACGGCCGCCAGCGACCGCAAGAGCGAGGACCTGACTATGGACTATGAAGAGATCGATACGTTGCTCAATGCCGAGGGCCGGGCCGTATGGACCACTGCCTACATCAATGACCTTGCCGACTCCTGTTTTCTCTACATTAGCCCCGGCGGCAAGAAAGATGGCGACGGCAAAACGACCCCCCGTAGCCTGCGGCACTTCCCCTACAAGGATGCCAACAGCAAGGTGGACCTGCCGCACCTGCGAAATGCCCTGGCGCGCATCCCGCAAAGCAACCTCTCACAGGACATCAAGGACAAGCTCATGGCAAAGGCACGAAAGATTCTGGCGGACGCGACCGGCGGCAAGAAATCCGAGGATGAACCGGAAGGCATCGAGCGGCGCTGGATTGCCCTCGAAGATGCACAGGTGCGCGTGGCCGAGGACGGCGCGACCAAACTCGTTGGCTATGGGGCCGTGTTCAATTCCCGCACGAACATCGGCTGGTTCGATGAGCAGGTGGCGCAGGGCTGTTTCACTGACACGATCGCGCAGGATGACATCCGGGGCCTGTTCAACCACAATCCAGACCTGATTTTGGGCCGAAACAAGGCCAAACCGGCCGCAACGATGCGGCTTTCCGAGGATTCCAGGGGCCTGCGCTTCGAGATTGACGTGGCCGACACGCAGGTGGGCCGCGACGTGCTGACCAGCGTCCAGCGCGGGGACGTGAGCGGCTGTTCGTTTTCATTCCAGACGATCAGGGACGCGTGGGACAGATCGGACCCGGACCATCCGCTGCGGACGCTCCAGGCAGTGAGGCTCTATGACGTGGGTCCAGTCACGTTCCCGGCGTACCCCGACACCGCCGTGGCCGCGCGCTCCCTGGAGGCAGCCAAAGCGGCTGAAAAACCCCCTGAAAATGACGCCAACGGGGCCAAAAACAGCGAAAAAGCAGCGGAAAACCGTGAAAAACAGCCCGAAAAGGGCGAAAAAGGGCCAAAAACAGAGGAAAAAGCCCCTGAATTCATCTCGGCGGAACGCATGCGCGAGATCGAGAAGGGCTATCGCAAGGCAGGGCGAATCATCAACCGCAACAGGCCACCCGAGGCGTGACCTGCTGAGCCGGGCCGACGTTCCGGCATGATAGAAAACCGAGGACCGTAAAGGAAATAGTGAACTGACAACCTGGGGCTTGTGACGCTTGGCCGGCCAGCCGAGCGGATCATAACGCAAGAAAAGCAAAAGCGGCTGCATAGGAGCCTATCGCCTCCCGTGTAGCCGCTTTTCTTTTGCCCCAACAAGAGAAAAGGAGTCAAGAAATGAAGGTTTTGGAGATTCGAGAGAGGGCGGCAGAGCACGCTGAAGCCGCCCGGGCCATCAAGGACAAGTGCGACCAGGAGACCCGCGGCATGACGACCGAGGAGGCCCGCGAGTTTGACGACCACCTGAAAGAAGCCGAGCGCCTCGAGCAGGAGGCCAACCGGCAGGAACACCTGGAGACTGTCGAGGGCCGGTTCCAGAAACCTCAGGAGCGCAAGGCCCCTGCGGAGCTTGCCACCGGCGAGCGGATTCAGGTCGTTACCCCGGCCCTGTACCGTTTCGGCGAGCTTCGGGCATTCAAGGGCCCCCATGCGACGGAGGATGCCTACCGCAGCGGCCGGTTCCTTGCTGCGACCCTGTTCGATCACGCCAAGAGCCGCCAGTGGTGTCACGACCATGGCATCGAAATGCGCAAGGACATGGAGAGTGAGAACCGTACCATGTCGGAGAGCATCAACACGGCGGGCGGGTTCATCGTCCCCGATGAGTTCGAGCGGACGATCATCGACCTGCGCGAGCAATACGGCGTGGCCCGCCAGCAACTGCGCGTCACCCCGATGGGCAGCGACCACAGCAATGAGCCCAAGAAAACCGGCGGCCTGACCGCCTACCCGGTCGGAGAGGGCATAGATATCACGGAATCCGACCAGACCTGGGGCAACGTGGAGCTTACCGCCCGCAAATGGGGGGTCCTGACGCGCATCAGCACGGAACTCAACGAGGATGCCCTGATCAACCTTGCGGATGATCTCGCGCAGGATGCGGCCCTGGCCTTTGCCACGGCCGAGGACAATGCCTGCATCGATGGCGACGGCACGAGCACCTACCACGGCATCACGGGCATTCGCACCCTGATGATCGACGGCAGCCACACCGGCAGCTACGTGGACGGCAGCACGGGCAATGACAACTGGTCCGAAATCACCGATGCCCACCTGCTCTCCATCCAGGCAGCGATCAAGCCAGTCCAGGCCCGGCGCGGGGCAGCGTGGCATTGCTCGCCCTATGCAGCCGTGGCCGTCTTCGCGCGGCTGCTCCGCGCGGTTGCCGGCAACAATCAATTGATTCTCGCCGGGGAAGCGCCGAAATCCTACAACGGCTATCCCATCGTGGAGTGGCCGTCGATGCCCGAGGATGACAGTGCTGCCGCGCTGAACAACAAGATCATGATTATCTTCGGCAACCTCCGCATGTCCTCGAAGATGGGCGTCCGTCGCGGCATCACCGTCCTGAGGCTCCTGGAACGGTACGCTGAGAAAGACCAGATCGGCGTCCGTTTCACGGAGCGATACACGATCAATCACCACTCGATTACCGGCACCGCCTCGACGGCACGCGGCCCGGTCTGCGGCTTCATGGGCGGAACGTAATAGCAGGGCCTCTTGACGGGTCCTGAGTCGAGCGGCGGCAGGAGGGTGACGTGGAGAAGATGAAACGGGAAACAGAGAACAGGATACAGGCTAACGAGAATCTTATAAGGAGATCGAGATATGTTGCCAGAAAGCAAGACAGTAACCATGAAGCTGGCGGCCTCTGCCAGCTCGGCCGGGGTCGTCTTCGGCACCATCGATA